CGCCGAACCCTCGGATGATGCCGTCGAAGATCCCGCCAACAACGAACCCGGCGACCCCGAAGAAGAACCCATCGAGGGTGAAGATGATCTCGGCGACGCAGGTAAGCGCGCGCTCGACTCCATGAAACGGAAATGGAAGACGGAACGCGCTCGCCGCATCGAGCTCGAGCAGGCGGCCGCTGAAGCCAGCAAACCGGGTGATGGCGCAACGCCTGAGGAGATCCGGGCCGACGCGGAACGTTCTGCGACCCAGAAGTTCGAGGAACGTATCAAGCGGGCGGAAGTACGTGGCGCAGCTCGCTCGCTCTTCAAGGACCCCGATGATGTGCTCAAGTTCGTTGATCTTTCGCAGATCGACGTCGATGAGAACGGCGATGTCGATCCCGACACCATCACCGAGGCTCTCACTGACCTCCTCGCGAAGAAACCGTACCTCGCGAAGGACTCCTCGCAACGAGGAAAGCCGCGGGTACCGGATGTACCCGCGGATCCCGCAAACAAGACGTCGACCCCTCTCAGCCACGCAGACAGGGTGAAGGCCGCGCAAGCAGCCGGGGACGTGAACGCATTCATTCGGATGCAGAACGAGCTGCTCGACCAAGAGCAGTAACAACCCTCTGGGCAGGCCGCTACGCCTGCCCCAACCCCAGAAAAGGAGTTCCACATGAGTGGAATCACAGGGTTGGGCACGACCTACAACCTGCCCAACTACACCGGCATGCTGCACGAGCTCAGCCCGTCCGCGACACCGTTCTTCTCGGCTATCGGTGGGCTGAACGGTGGAGGCCAGACCACGTCCACCGAGTTCGAGTGGGAGACCTACGATCTCCGCAACCCCGGACAGAACACCAAGACGGAAGGCGCCACCGCGCCGACCGCCGAGGCGCGAGTCCGCGGGAACGTGACCAACGTCACCCAGATCCACCAGGAGAAGGTTTCGGTCTCGTACTCGAAGCAGTCCGCGAAGGGTCAGAAGGCCGGCACGAACAACGACCAGGCCAACCCGGTCCTGTCGGAGCGCGACTGGCAGATCCAGCAGATGATCAAGCAGATGCTGCTCGACGTCGAATGGTCCTTCCTTCTCGGCACCTACGCGAAGCCCGGCAACAACTCGACCGCTCGGCGGACGCGCGGGCTGATCGAAGCCATCCAGACGAACGTCATCGATCTCGGCACCGGGTTTGCGGACGCAACGTCCGCGACAGACACGATCACCTCGACGTCGCATGGCCTCTCGAACGGTGACGCGATCGTGTTCACCGACGTCGGAGCCGCCGCGAACATCGTCGTCGGCCGGGTCTACTACGTGCTGTCGGTCGCGACGAACACTTTCAAGGTCGCCACGTCCGTTGGTGGATCTGCGCTGACGCTCGGCACCGCGACCGGTATCGACTTCCGCCTGCCGGTAACCGGCACCACGGACGTCGATGACATCAACGACCTGGCGCAGAAGGTGTACGACAACGGTGGCTCCTCTGACGGCGAGACCGCGACGCTGATCGTGAACTCGAAGCAGAAGCGAGCGATCTCGGCCGCGTACGCCAGCGCATACGGCAAGTACGTCGAGAACTCCCGCACTGTCGGTGGGGTGAACATGACCACGCTGGTGACCGACTTCGGCACCCTCAACGTCATGCCGTCCCGACACGTCCACCAGGACGCGATCGTGCTCGCAGACCTCAGCATGTGCCGGCCCGTCTACCTCGAGGTCGAAGACAAGGGGCACTTCTTCGCGGAGCCGCTCGCCAAGACCGGAGCGTCCGAGGACGTGCAGCTCTACGGCGAGGTCGGCCTCGCCTACGGGCCCGAGACCGCGCACGGCATCATCACGGGCCTGAAGGTCTGACCGAGGAACGGAGTGACCGATGACCGCGTTCGCGACAGCAGCTGATCTCGCAGGTCGCCTCGGGCGTACCTTCACGGACGCCGAGGAGACCCTCGTTGGTGAGCTGCTCGAGGACGCGGCATCGTTCCTTCGGTCCGTGATCGAGCAGGATGTCTTCCCGCGCCGGCAGTCGACGTACACCGCGTACCCGACTGCCGGCCGGGAGGTTCTCCCGCAGTGGCCGGTCGTGTCGGTCGACGCGGTGACCCGCAACGGGGCCGCGATCGAGTACACGTACCGGCCGCCCGCCGTGACGGTCACCGGTGATGACCCGGTCGATATCACTTTCACGTGGGGGTACAGCGAAGCGCCCCGTGAGCTCGTGCGGCACTCGTGCGTTCTCGCGTCTCAGACCCTGTTCCTGATCGAGTCGAAGCTGGGGCTCGCGTTGGGTGGGTTGTCGTCGGCGCAGATCGACGACTTCCGTCTCGCGTGGGCTGATGCCGGCAACTTCGCCGGAATGTCGCTGACACCGCAGGCTGAGCGGATCCTGCTGAAGGCGTTCGGTCGCGGGCAGGTAACTGTTGTGGAGGCTTCAGCGTGAGCGCCGCATCAGGACTGCTCGGCATGGGCCGCGCCTTGGCCGCATCACTGCAGGACTCCACAGTCATCGTGCGGCGCAAGACCGGTTCAACGCGTGACGAAACGACCGGGCTCGAGACCCCGACGACGGTCACGATCTACAACGGTCCCGCACGGTTGCGGTTCCTGTCAGCGGACCCGCGCAAAGCGGACGCTGCAGGGCAACGCCTCGCGGAACAGTCCCCGACCGCGTCATTCCCGGTCACTGGTGAGCACGCGGAGGCGGCAGCGAACATCCGTGTCGACGACGTCGGCGAGATCACCGCGAACCCGGATGATCCCGGGATCGTTGGTGTCGAGTTCCGTGTCGCGGGGACGCACGCGCAAACCCACTCCACAGCCCGCAGGCTGCCCGTGGAGGTGCTTTCTCATGCCTGACACCTTCGAGGTCGACGCGTCCGAACTGAACGTCCTGTCCGCTGATCTCGGGGCGGCTCCGCGCAACGCGGCACCATTCCTGCGATCAGCGCTCGAGTACTCGTCGCGGGAGCTCCGTGACGACGCCCGACAGAACGCTCGCGGCATGGAACACGCCCCAGCGTTCCCGTTCTCCATCACCTACGACATCAAGACGCTCAGAGCGTTCGGTGTGACCGTGATGGAATCCGAGGTGGGGCCAGACAAGAACCGTCCACAGGGTGCGCTCGGGAACCTGATCGAGTACGGGTCGGTGAACAACCCACCGCAGGGGATCCTGCACGGCGCACTGCAGCGTGTTGAGCCGGACTTCGAGGCTGGTCTCGACAAGGCGATCGCTGACTCGTTGAGAGCGAGCGGGCTGCTATGACCGGGCCGCAGGACTTGGTCAAGCTGATCGTTGAGCCGGTGCTGACGCAGCTGCGCAGCGGCGACCTCGCAGACCTCGTGTTCGAGGGCGATGTCGCCGGCAACCCCGAACGGTATGTGAACGTCTACCACGACCTCGGCAACCGGGTTTCGCGGACCATCGTCGATGAAGTCGGTGACGTCACGGTCACGTTTTGGGTCCACTCGATCGGTAAAGAACGGTGGCAGGCGGTGTGGTGCTCCGACCGGGTCACTCTCGCCCTGCACAAGTTCCGCCCCGTCATCGAAGGTCGCACGTGCTTCCCGATGAGGCACGTCGGCGGTCAGTCGATCAAGAAGGACGACAGCGTCTCCCCGCCGCGCCTGTTCGGTGTGGACATGTGGGAGCTGCACACCACTCTCGGATAGGAGGCCCGCCGTGGCCAAGAAGTACACCCGGGTGAGAGATAAGCGCACCAAGCACGAGTACGACGTGCTGGTGTCCCAGTTCGACCCGGACAAGCACGCACACGTCAACCGGGCTCACTACCCGGATGTCGCGTACCCGCGGCCCGCGAAGCCGCACATCCCCAAAGGGGGCCGCGCCGCGGCGCCCGACACCGAACAACCCGTGGCAACCCCTGAAGGAGAATCATGAACATGCCCGCTGTGGTGCCGGCGCGCGGCTCTCGACGACTGCTGATCATCCCGGCAGCCGCCGACATCCTCGCCATCACTCTCCCCGAACTCGCCGCCGGCGACGATATCTCGTGCTACCTCGATGGTCCGAACGCGATCGACCACACCGATGAGGTTGGTGTCATCGAGCAGAACCCGTACTGCTCCAACGTCACCCTGCAGCTCGACGGTGTCGAGAAGCCGACCCTGAACGTCGAGTACACGCTCAACCTGAACAGCCCCACCGATGATGTGGCACGTCTCGCGCTGCCGCAGGGCACCACGGGCATCGCGGTGCATCTGACGCAGATCGACCAGGACGAGTTCACGTATGCGGCCGATGACTGGTATCAGGCGATCCGGTTCCAGGCGTCCAAGCCGATGCTGGTGAAGACCGAGGACAACCGTCCCGACCTGATCCGTCAGCGCCTGAACGCACGGAGCAAGTGGACGCCGCTTTCTCAGCTCGTCGCCGGCTCTTGACAAG